GGCACCGCGTTCATGGTGGCGGTGACCGCGACCGTGACGTTGGTCTGGAACGGCGCCAGGTTGGTGGGTTGTGCGAAGGCGTGGGTTACACCAATCGCCACCGCGACCGTCATAAGCAACAGAGGCTTGCGCATGAGACTATCCTTTCCTGAAGTAAAGATAGATGAGCGGCGCCACACCGAGCACCGAGAAGCAGCTTGCAGCTATGATGCGTAGCTGCAGCGGATCATAGATAGTGTAGCCCCATACGCCACTCGCGGTGATGACAGCGATCAGCAGCAGCACGCGGGTGGCCAGGATAATCGATACCGCCCGCGCCATCTGCACGTATTGCGGCGTCACCGGCTGGATCGGCTCGCGCGGCAGCCATTGTTGCGCCGCCCCCTCCTGGGGTCGGGGCGGGTGGGGAGGAGGCGGCGCAGGCCTCGGAGGCGGTGCGAGGCCGTCCGGGCGCAGCGGCACCACGGGGGGCGGCTGCGCGTGAATACGCGGGTCGAAGTCCAGAGATGTCTGCTCTACCATTGTACCGCCACCCCTATTTTTTCTGGTTGCGGATTCCGATTCAATTTCCGAAGAAATCTACGTCTTCCTGCGGCGCTATGCGGTGCTCGATCAACAGCAGCCTCACCCCATTGGCGACCGCGACATTACGGTCGCGCCGCGAGGCCTCCTGATCGTTGGCAATTGCGCGCGTCACTTCCTTCAGGTTCTCGAGGAAGGCATCGCGCTGTGTCTCCTTGTTGGCCGGCTTTTTCATTGGAGCGCATCATCTTCGGGGCCAGGCCGCAGTGCTTCCGTAGCCCCTCGTAGCGCAGCAGCAGATCCGGTTCGCGCCGTGGGAAACGGCCCCGGACGCTCCGGGGGCGGACCATACCTCGCGACAGATGGCGGGGCACGTCGGCGTACCGTCTGCTCCAGCTCTTCAATCCCGCCACGAGTGGACTGCTCCGACACGTACTGCAAGACATGGCCTAGAAACATGGTCGCAAGACCGGCGTCAGCATGGCCAGAAGCCACCGCAGCCAATGTCGTTCCCCATCCGCTCAGAGGATGGCGCGGGCCGAGTTTGGAGAGCGTGCGCGCCCAGTTCGCCACGTCAGTTCCATGGGTTATTTCGTCCATCAATTCGTTTTCAATAGGCTCGCGTGGGATTTTCCTGTTGTTACGGATTTTCTTTATCTCCTGGCGCAAGGTATTCGCAGTGTTGGCCCCCGAGCCAGAAACATCAGCGCGCTGCTCACCGGTTCGCAACGCCTCCGTGTAGCGTTCAGATGACCGTGCTGCGCGCCACACGGCGCGCGCTGTCTTCATCTCATCATAATCGGGCAGCTTTTCCAGATAATCGTCAATCATATCCATCGCGAGTCCAGCGGCCTTGCCCTCGCTGTTGCCGCGATTGTTCTGCGCCACTTTGCGAAGCGCCGTACGCACTGCATAAATTTCGTTAGACTCGATTGGTGTGCCGACTTGGCCAAGCCGCTCGTTCACCAGGCGCTGCGCTGCCTCAACGCCGCTTTGTCCCTTGTTCTGGAGGATCAGTTGCATCATATCGAGGTCATTATTCTTCTCTGCGGCAGCCACTAACTGAGATCGCTTTACCCCAGCATCCGTGGCGGGATTGTCGAGCAGCAGCCGGTAATAGGTAAGCTGCGAGTCGCTGGCCGGATCTTGAGTGATGCGTCCAAGTTCGCGGAATGTCTTGGGTTCGTCTTCACGAAAGAATTGCCGCCGCTTAAACAGCGCCCGGATCGGCTGCACCAGATCGCGCTGAACATCCCCGCCGGGAATTGGCGTATTGATATCCTGCAGCTTCTGATGCAACTGACTGCCGACATCAAACAGCTCTTCCTGCGTCAGCGCCCTGCCAAGTTCTGCCTTGTACCGGCGGCGAGCGGTCGCCTCCGGTGCCAGATCGGCCGCCGTCGAACCAAGTACAGCCCCGGCAACTCCCGCACCTGGAATGCCCGTCTGCTCGCCCAGTCCGGCACCCAACCCGGAAGCCGCCGCGCCTGCACCTCGGCGCGCTAATGTGCGCCCAAGCGTCGCCTCCACCGGTCCGAAAATATAATTGGCCGGATTGGTAACCGAGCGTGCGACCGTTTCGGCCACTTCACCGTAGGGTGTCGTCGGCCTCAGACCGATGCCCAGACGTTCCGACAATTCCGCCGAGGTCGGCGCAGCATTACCTGATGGCTCAAATCCAAGGCTCTCGCCACCACGCCGGGCGATCGATTCAATGTCGCCGAATGTCCCGGCCACATCACTTGTTGGTCCTTCAATCGCCCCCCGAGCGAGTCCTCTGCCGACATCCCGCAGCGGTCCATAGTCAGTAGAAGGTGCGGGTTGCCGCTGTTCGAAGCTGCGCTGCAATTCCTCGTCGGAGACAGTGACCTTGTATTTCTCTTTTCCATCGGGCGACGTGACGACAAATTCCGCCATTACTGCACCCGCTCAATTGTCGCGCCCGGAAACTGCCGTTGCAGTTGCTCGAGATAACTTCCCGGCGCTGCCTGACCGAGCAACGGTTTCTGCCCCGGCGGGACGTAAGCTCCCGGGATACTGGGCAACTCCACGGGCGCGCCGGTCGCCTCACCTTTTGCCGCCTCGATCGACCGATAGATTTCGCGCACGATCTGATTCAGGACGGTTGCGTATGCTTGGCGGCTAGTTGCCGTACTCAACCGCTCAAGAGCAAAATTCTGCAGTCCGACCTGCAGCACGCCGGTCGGATTTTTGGCCTTCGCATATGTTTCAGCAAGATCAAAATTGGCCTGACCGAAAGCCGCAAGCCGCAAGTCGCTGGTGCCCGACTGCCATGCCTGCACAGCCCGGTTGACAGGAACCCATCGGCCGCGCGGCAAGGCCTCAGATGCCGCATAGACATCCGGGATCAGCGTTTGCAGTCTACGCTCGATGATATCGAGTTGCGTCAAGGTTCTCGCCGCGACGTTCGCTTGTGTCCGCGCGCCGCTCATTTGACCGCCAAATCCGGCCTCCCGGCGGGTTATCTCATCCATCGGGATGTTTCGCTCGGCTGCCCGTTGAGCAACGACATTATCCGCGGCCTTGCGCTCCGGGCTACCAGCTCGGTAACTCCTGATGTAAGACAGATCTCCCATAAGCGCCCGCTCGGCAGCGAACCGGATGCCTGGCTGATCCATCAATCCGTCAGTCACCGACTTCTCGAATTTGCCGGTAGCGTCCGCATAATCCTTGATGATCTTGGCAAGCTCCTCCTGATGCTTGTCCATCTTGTCAAAATGTCCCTGGACAGCGAGCTCCTGCGTGATTGCGTCCTTGAACTCGCCCGCCCGCAAGGCGATCTCCTGCTTCTTCTCCTCCATTGACAGCTTGTTGTCGCCGAGCACATCGTTGTAATAATCGCGCTGCCTCTCATAGTTTTGCACTACGGTCTGGCTGGTGTTCTTCCAATTATTGAACTCAGCGTCAAATTCATCTTTTTCGCCTTTCGCCCAGCCCTTGAGCATCCCGGTCATTGCCGCCATTGCGGCCATTGCCGAGCGGCGGTCTGTTCCCGAGCCCAGTGCGCCGACCATAGTGACGGCCTGCATCCACTGATTGCCCGGCGCGTTCTGGCCTTGCGGCGTGTTGTTGTCTCCGAACAGACCCGGTGGAGGCGTCAGATGAAACTGTGGCGGCGGCGGAATGGTCGGCGGCGTGGGGCGAGGATGTTCCTCGCGGAACTTACGTTGCGCTTCGATGTCACGAATCTGCTCGTCGTTACTCCGCCTGGTGAACTCCAATTGCTGGCGTCGCAATTCGTCTTCACGCGCCTGGCTCTCTGCTACCCGCCTTTCTTCTTCCGGCGCATCCGCGATCCTGCGCTCGAGAGAGCGCACAACCGCCTCCTGTGCGCGCTGTGCCCGTGTCAGTTCAGGCGGCGACTGGGGGGCGGGTGGAGGTTCCGGCTTCGACTCGGGCGCCGGCCCGAGCTTTTCAACGGTCAATTCGGGTGGCGGTCCGTATTCCGGCGACCACCACGGCTTTGTATCGATGGTGTCGGTATCTGCCACTTATCCGCCGCCTTGTTGCTGCCGCTGCTGCTGCGCGCCGCCGAAGGTGCCCACGGCCCCGTACAGATCCAGCAGCATCTTCCAGTAATCCTGATCCTGCGATTGATTGAACCGCGCCCAATTGAGTGCATCCTGACTGGCCTTGAACTGATTCTCGATGTTCTGCTGCATTGCCTTTTCCTGCAGCTCCAGCATCTCATCATTGATGTTCTGCACGTGCCTCGAATAATCGGTCCCCCCGAAGCGGCCAACCCCTCGATGCTGGTTAGCCATTCGCTGGTTCAGCGCATCGATGCTGCGTCCGCGCTGCATCCTGATATGCGCCGCCTGGGCGGGGTTGAGTCCGCCTCCCCCGAACATGCCCATACCGCCCATGCCGAGCGGATTGCCCGCACCCATGCCGAGCGCATCGGGCGTGATGGGCATCGGCAACGACGGATTAATCCCACTGGGATTATTCCCGCCGAATCCGCCCATGCCTCCGCCACCGCTGATCATCTGGATGAACTGCTCGATCAGCGCATTGTCGCCGCCGCCACCCGGTGCTGTCGGTGGCCCGACATCCGGCGGCGTCATGCTGAAGGTGGACGTCCCGTCACCGGCCACGGCGCCCTCCTCCGAACGTGCCGCCGCCTCCGCGCGGATTCATTCCTGCAGCCGTCCCTGCCGGCCCGCGCTGACCGGCGAGGATCTGCCGTTCGAGCATCCTGCGCCGCATCTGCTCCATCCGCATCCGCGCCATCATCCGGGGATCGAGGAACTGGTTCATGTAGGGGTTATACTGTTGCCCCTGTCCCATCATCCCTTGCATCTGCTGCTGCATCATCATTTGACGGATCATGTTCATCAACTGCGCGGCCTGCGGGTTGCCGCCCTGTGCAGCGGTTGAGAGTCCGCGCAGCGCATTGGCAAAGCTCTGGACGGCGTTCGCACCACCAGCGCCTGCTGCGCCCGTACCCGGCCTTGTATATGGATACTCCGTTGAGGTCGCCGTATCTGCGCCCTTGCCGCCGGTCCCCGGTGCTGCGGATGGGGCTGGCGTAGTTGGCGCAGTGGTTGTGCCGGGCGGTGGTGTACCTTGGTCCGGCGCCGAGCCCACACCGCCGGGAGCACCGGAGAGTCCTGCATCCGTATCGGCGAATTGCGGTGCAGCGGTTCCGGTATCGGGGGTCGCGAGATCGGCCCCGAACGCTTCGGGGAGAGTCTGGTCCGCGACACCCATCGGCGTCGTCATCCCAGCCGGACTGAAAGGATCATTAGTCGCACCGGGCACACCAGCGGGCATCAGCGGATCGGTCGGTGCGACCGGCGGCGCAGCACCGATGCCCGCGGAAGGGTCAAGACCGGTAGTATCAAAACCGCCGGTACCGAGATCTACACCGTCGCCTGCCATCACCTGCCTCCTAGATTCTGATCCGCCAGCGCCTGCGCGGCGATCATCCGCCGAACGCCCGGCGAGAGCGATTGCGGTGACACCCCGAGCTGCGCGGCGTACTGCTGCTCTATGCCCGTGTACGTGCTCTGCAGCTGCGCTGCCCGCGCCGGCGGGATGATGCCCTGCTGGGCGAGCTGCTGCGGCGACTGACCGCTGACGAGGCCGTTCACCAGGCGGTTGCCCGCGAGGCCTCCCGCCACGCCGCCGCCCTCGAAGGTGCCCGGTGCGAAGCCCGGCGCGATCGGCCCCGCATAGGGCGAGCCCGGATAGGCGCCCGGCATCAGGGCAGAGTACGACGGCTGGTTCAGCGCATTCGTCAGATTAATGCCGGCGGTGGCGAGATTCAGGCCTGCCGTCCCGTAGCGCAGCGCGGTAAGGGGCGAGACGCCGCCGCCTGCAGCCGCGGTGGTTGCCGCACCTGGGGTTGCTCCCGCCGGCCCAACCGTGCCCGGGCCGACATTGGTTGCGCCCGGCAGCACCGGCGACGGCCCGCCCGCCACCGCGCCCACATCCGGCGCGCCGGCAATCATCTGCGCGGACGGCGTCACGTTGGCGGTCGCTATTCCCGTGTCGAACCCGCCGGGGGTAAATGCTGTCTGCGTGGCGCCCGGTGTAATGCCCGCAGTGAAATCTCCCGGTGCTGCTTCCACACCGGTTCCGGGCACCACACCGCCGGTATTGAATAACGAACCGGACTGCAGAGCGGCACTGTCAACCGATGGCGCCGGTCCACTGAAGCTTGTCGGCACATCAGGGACGATGCCCTTGGTGGCGCCTGGGAATGCGCTTTCCAGTGTAGTGGATTGCGTCGGCACAGAGGTGGCGCCGAACTGATTGAACGTCTGATCCATACTCTGGCCGGGATCGACAACTCCCTCGCCGCTGGCCTCCGACGACACCATCGGCCCGGTGTCCTGTCCCGCAGCGCCAAAGGCCTGCGGCGTGCCGCTGATCTGCTGCGCCGGCACACCACCGGGGAAATCCATCCAGCTGCCGGTTGCGCCGGCCGGAACATCGGTCGCGCCCGGGATGTCAGCGAAAACGCCCTGCGAGCCACCGAACTCACCGCCCAGTCCACCGAACACATCGGGCCCACCGGTCGCCTGCGCCATCAGGTCACCGGACAGGCCGAGGGTGGCGTCGCCTACCTCGCCCGCCCCGCCGGCCGCGATATCACCCGCAGCGACGAGGTCGGTGCCGAATCCGCCCGCCGCCACGTCCGCGCTGTTGGCCGCGAACAGTGCCGGGTCGAACGTGCCGAAGGCGGCATTCGCGGCGCCGAGGCCTGCTTCCGCGGTCCCGCCGATGGTGGCAGTCAGCGTCGGGTCGAGCGCCGCGGCCGTCAAGCCGGCATCGGCACCAGCCACCGCGCCGGCATCGGCAAGACCGAATGCGGCCGGCGCAGCGACGTCTGCGCCAAGCTCGGCACCTGCTGCTATGGCACCTGAAAACGGCATTGTCTCAGTCCTTCAACAGTGCCGGCCCGCCCAAATCCTTGCGGTAGACCATCTCGTAAGGCCGGTAGCCGAGTTCCGGCATCAGGTTGTCGTGCGGCGCCCCGACCTTGGTGCGGGCGAGCGCAATACGCACACCCAGCCGCTCCAGCTCAGCCAGCGCAGTTTCCCGCAACCGCCTGCCGATGCCCTTGCGCCGGTACTGCGGAAACACGAACCACGCTTCGTCTTCGGCAACCCGGACCCCATAGTGCAGATCATCGTGCCACAGATGGATCGAGTAACCGACCGGCGCCCCGTTGTCCTTGCGGCGCGCGCCGATGATGACGAGCCGCCCCTGCTCCTGCAGTTTCTTGTAGGCCGCGATGTTAAGCTTGGTGTGGCGGCCACGCAGCTCGAGCGCGTGCGCGTTGAGCATCGGCAGGTAGGGCTCAATCGAATCGAGATCGATCTCCTCGCGCCCATAGGCGATATCGTCGGAGGCGAACTCGCCGGCCCGGATTGCCATTGCGCTGTGCATATCCATCTACGTCGTCCCGAAATGTGCATCAAAATTGCGGTGCTCCTGGGCGTGATCTTGCTGCCACAGCTCCCAGCTCACCGGCGAGTCCGGATCCAGGTACGATAGGTCGCTGATGCCGCCGCCCCCGGCCTGCTGCCGCAGGAGCAGATGGATGGCGTTGTGATCATTGAGCCAGGCGACGAATTCGTTCGCATCCTCGCCCAGAAAGCGCTGGGGGTCGGTACCGCCCAGCCGCAGGATATTGTAATCCGGCAGGATGACGTTATTGCCGGCCAGGATATTGAGGTACTGCTGGTGCTGCAGGAAGTGCCCCACCTCGTAGGCGCCGAGCCCCGGCTTGTCGCCGTACACCACGATATTGAGTTGGAACAGGTTCATGGCGGTCCTCCGTGCTGCGTCGGCAGGCTGGGCAGATCGCTCCACAGATCGGCATCGATGTATTCGATCATCACCGCATTGATGGCGAGGTTGCTGGTGGTGCCGAACAGTGTGGCGCCGACCACGTGGCCGTAGCTCTCGACCGACCGGTACGGCACCGTAAAGCCCGGGCCGAGCATGAACTGGATTTCCCCTAGCACCGGCGGCTGCGGCGGCGGGGTAGGCGGCCCCGGCGGTCCCGGCGGGGTAGGCGGTGTGGCGCCGGCATCGAACACGATATCGACGCCGAACCAGCGTGCCGGCAGGATCACGTTGGCCGGGAACGTGAAGCCCGCGGTGGCCTGCTGGCTTTGTATGGCGGTCAGCGGCGCAGTAGTGACCGGCAGCAAATCGGAATGATAGTAGGTTTTGTTGCTCGGCAGAAAGCCGACCACGTACGTGGTGCCCGCCGTAATGGCGACCGGCGTGCCGAGCGTCACCGTGATCCAGCCGCCGCCCCCCGGATAGGCGGTCGAGGTCAGCGGCACACCGCCCGTCGTCCATATTGCGGCGAGGCCGCCGATGGTATCGGTCGGAAACTCGTAGACCCGGATGCCGGTGATGTTGCCGCTCACCGTCGAGGAGAACGCCATTCCCAGCGTTCCGCTCGCATTGAAGGCGACCGTCTGCGGTACCGTCGGGAACAGGATGCTGGCATTGCTCTGCAGCGGCGTCACCCCGGGCGGCGGCAGCGGCGCATTGGCGGCAATCGGCGTCGGCCCCGAAAAGAAGGTGATGATTTCGTGCTGCGCGTTGCGCCAGATGATCGGCTTGGCGGCCTTGAGGGTGTACTCGTTGATCTTGTTTTCCGACTCGATCAGCATCGTCACCGTCTGCGGCTCCGAGGCGGCCAGCGCCACGCCTGCCCTGATGGCGCGCTTGTTGACGATGATATTGCCGTGCGCCGTCAGCGGCGTCTTGAGAATGTAGGTCACCGGCGCATTGTCGTTGATGACGAGCTGGGTGACGTCGCTGCCGCTCGAGCCGAACAGGCTGACCTCATTGGTTTCGGCCAGCGGCAACGACACGATCGAGATCAGCCCCAGCCCCTGGTTGAGCAGGTACCAGTCGCGCGATTGCAGCACCGCGATGATCGAGCGCTCGAAGGCCTGCCCCTGCGGCTGCACGCCGAACACCGCAAAGTTGATCGGATCCTGATAGCGCAGCAGCAGGCAATAGACGTGGATGTTGTTGATGTCGGTGACGGCGCCGCACGGTTCCTGAAAGAAGTCCACCCGCTTGAAGATGCCGTCGAGATCGTCACTGGCCTTCTGCACACTCGCGCCGACGATCGCGTAGACGCCGTGCAGATTGCAGAACACCACGATGCGGTTATAGGACTGGATCGACATCGGGAACGGACAGCCGATATCGGAGGCCAGCGTCACGATCTGAAACTCGGTCGTGCTGGCGCCGACGCTCGGCGTTGTCACCGAGATATTGCCGATGAACTTCACCGACTGATCGCCGAAAATGTACAAGTAATTATTGAGGCTCCGCAGCGCGGTGATTTCATGCACCAGGTCGGCGTCGGTGACGCTGGTCGAGCCTGCCGCATGGGTCGGATCGAAGGTGGTAGGCGACAGCGTATCCGACCATATCAGCAGCCTGCGGTGCGCCAGCCAGGCGCGTCCACCGAACACCGCAACGGTGGTGCAGGCAATGCCGTTGATGTTGGTGGTGAGGATGGCGCCGTCCCACGAGCTGTAGCCGGCGATCGGATCGGCAATCAGCACCATCGAGTCGGAATAGGTGGTGAGGTCGGGTGTGGTGCTGAACGTGCCCGGCGGCGCAAACACCACCGCAGCGCCGTTATCGGCACGCACCGCGGTCGCCGACCCGTCAGTGGCGAAGTAGATGATGTAATCGATGAGCGAACTGTTGGGATTGGTGGGATCGGACAGCAGTGAGGTGGAGAACTGCCGCGCCACTGTCTTGCCCGGCACCAGGGTGAGCGGAAACAGCGGCGCCGGCACCACCTGCAGGTCATTGCCGGCGATCGGCTGCAGGTTCTCGATCCAGTAGGCTTCTTTTTCACTGAGGTTCTGCCGCATCGGGCGGGTGTTCATCTTCGGCATATTGTCGAAGATGATGAACTGCCGCGGCCCCGGCGTTCCGCCGGTGTGCTGCTGCTGCGCCCGTTGCTGCGGCCGTTGCGCCAAGTCGCTACGCTCCTATCCGATACGCCAGGCCGTGCCGTCACTATAAACCGGCACTACGGTACTGCCGCCACCGGCGACCACCGAGGCGAACGTGTTGGTGGTGGCGTCGGTCACTACCGCGCGTCCGCCGGCCGTGGTCGTGGCCAGGGGCAGAGACGCGACAGTGCGCGGGGGCAGGACAATAACGCCGCCGTTAACCACCAGAGTGCCAAGGTCGAAGGTTGCGCCGGTTGGACCTATGGCAAACACCGAGGTCCAGGTGGTGATTGCCGTGCCGGCGGTGCCGCTGGGCGCCATCTGCAGATCGAGGCCGGCAGGGCCGAACACCCAGCGCATGGCGGCATCGGTGGCCAGATAGGTTTCGCCGGTGGGATTGACGTAGAAGTTAAATCCCTGGTTAGGCCCATTCGGTGTGGTGACGGTGGTGGCGAGGACACCGCTGGCGACGTCGGCAGGCGGTGATGAGACGGAGGCCTCGACCGGTCCCGACACCGCCAGGCTTTTGGCGAAGATGTTGCCGGTGGTGAACAGGTCGTCGTTGGGTTCCCAGTCGAACACCGGATTCCACGCGGCGATCGGTTGCCCCGCTGTGCCGGCGACACCGGTCGTTTCGAATGCCAGGTGACCCGCCGTAAAGCACCACCGCGCCGCCCAGTCTGCGCTGAGATAGCTTTGCCCGCTGGCGGTCTGATAGAAGTTGAAGCCCTGGGTACAGCCGGGCAGGGTGGTGACGTTGCTGGCGACAATGCCGGTCGATGCGTCAGCCGGTACGCCGACGCCGACTCCGAGTGTGTTTCCCATGGGTATAGGACTCCCGATTATTCCAAAGCCGCTGATGATGGTGATGTTGGTCGTGCTCATGGACGCAGTCCTTGCCGGAATCTCCTCAAAATCCCACTACAGTCGCTACGCTCCTATCCCTGCTCCTGCACCGTCAGTGGATTATTGGCGGCGGTGAGCGCCAGCGCCTGCCACGCCTGCTGACAGGTCGGCGGCCCCATGAACAGGGTGGCGCCTGATGCGAGCGCAAAGCCGCCCCCGAGCTGGTTGGTGCTGGGCGTCAGCGGCGCGCTGAAGCCTTGCTGATTAGGACCGCCGCCGAACGGCGGGGGCTGGAAGCTGCCGCCATAGACCAGCACCAGGGTAGGGAACACCACCACCGTATTGGGCCCGGGGTTATGGAAGGTAATGCCGGTGCGCGTGGAGTTGGCGCCGATCACCGGCCGCGGTATCTGGTCGAGAAAGTTGATTGCCGTGATGAGCGACTGCGCTCGAGGCTGACCGGCGAGTTGCTGCACCATCACGCCCTCCGCATCTTCTCGAATGCGCTGCGATTATACGGATTGGCTATCCTCACCCCGCCACTGGCGCTAATGATGCGCGGTACCCGCTGGTCATACTTCTGCTCGTAGAATTCTGCCTGCTGGAAGTTCTGGTGCTTCATCAACAAGTAGGCCGCCGCCTTGTACTGTACGGCCTGGCAGAACGGATCCTTTATTTCCCGATCAATATCAGTTAATCCGACCAGCGGCTCGGCCGACTTCACCACGTCCCACTCGCTGAAATACTGCTGGTTGGGCGTCGGCTGCATGAACACCAGGTTATCGCCGACATGGATGGTGAACATCCCGGGATAGCTCTGGAAGCCCTGCGCCTGCAGCGAGCGCGCCCACGCCTGGAAGATCGAGAACGGCCGGTAACTCAGGCTGTAGCGCATTGTATTCCACAGATTGCTGATGCTGATGACATTGAAGGCATTGAAGATGGTGATCGGCGTCGCGGTGGCGCCGGTCCCGTCCCCGCTGATCACCAATGACGGCACGGTGGTGTAGAGCTGCCCCCACTGCGTCATCACCAGCGGCCCGACAGTGCCGTCGGCGTTGATATTGATGGTTGCTCCCGCCTGGGTGCCGCCGGGCGGGGGCGGGCCGAACGCGACCGTCGCGGTGGTGTAGCCGCTGCCGGGATTGGTGATCGTCGCCCCGACCACCGCACCTTCGAAGCCGTAGACATCCTGGCCGAACATCAGCTGCACGCCGGTGATCAGCTTGCGGACGCACTGCATGTCGCGGGAAACGTCGAGGCGCGCATCGTTGATGCGCTCAATCATTTCGCGCCGGCTCCAGGCCGACTCGCTAAAATCGTGGACTAAACTCTGGACCTGGCGCAGATATGCGCCGAGCGTCAATGTGGTCATTCATCAGGCGTTCCTGGCGCTTCAAAAGCGACCGGTTCTGCAGCAGCCGGCGCCGGTGTAACGGGCGTCCGCGGCCGCAGCACTTTCTTGCGCGGCTTGCCGGTGCCGCGCCGTCTGCCTACCACTGTCCGTCGCGGCGGCGCCGGGTCGTTGTTCAGTCCCATCATATCGGGCGCCTCGCCGGCCTCCTCGGCCGGGATCGGCGCCCCCGGCGCATGCACGCGCCGCATTTCGTAATGCTCGACACTGAGCACCACTGCCCGCGTCATGATCTGCCACGGCAGATTGGCGCACGGATAGGGCACGCCGATTGCGTCGGCCGCCTGACGGTCCTTCGGGATCGTGTAGTGCTCGGGCCGGTTCCAGCCGAACCGCCGCGCCATATGCATGGCCATTTCCTGCGGCTCAGCCGGCCAGCCGAAGATGTGCTGCGCGGCCTCCGGCGGAATCGTCACCGTCAAATCCGGCGGAAACTCATATGGTACGCCGTCATGCATATCGTTGATCTGGAACGGATTGCGATTGGTGACGCGCACCCGCTCGATGCGTTCACTCACGGTTAATAGACCTTCGCTTGCAGGAACGTCACGTCATTGGCGGGCGCCGTGGTGACGGTTGCGGTTGCGGTCATGCCGGTCAGGGTGCCGCCCGCAAACGAGATGGTCGGCGGCGACGCGGTGGCGTAGAAGCCACCGCTATAGATGACGACGAGGCCGGTCAGCGTGCCCGACCCGGTGAGCGCATTGCCGGTCAGCAGTGCGCCCTGCGTGGTATTCACCGGAATATTCGGCTGGAAGATCGTGCCCGGCCAGACGTTGGCCTGATTGATCAGTCCCGGCGCCGGCCAGGTCTGCACCACACTGTCGCCCGGCCAGCGTGGCGCGCCCTGATAGAACATCGGCTGCGGGATGATATAGAACTGCGGGATTGAGGTGTAACCTGCACCCGGATTGACCTGGGTGACGCCGGTAATCACTCCTGCGGCGCTGAGCGTTACCGTGAACGTTGCTTGGATGCCGCCGGGCGGGGGCGGATCGCAGCAGATGACGGGCGGCACCAGGAACCCGCTGCCGCCGTTGACCACCGTCGGCGCCGGCACACTTCCCCCGACAATCGCGTAGCCTGCGGCGGTAGACGGCGCCCCGTTGGGCGAGGCCGAGAAGCCGACCGTGGTGCCGGTCTGCACCGGGCCGATCCCGTTGGTGCCGGTACTGCCGGCCGCCGTGATGGCGACGCTGTTGACGATGCCGGTCATGTTGAGCAGGCGGTAATTCGCGCCGTCGCTCGTCAGGTCAGTATAGTCCTGTGCGGCGAACAGCGGCCGCCACTGCGTTGCATTCGGATCGAACCACTGCAGCGCCGTATTGGGACCGGTGGTCAGCAGATAATTGCCGGCCGGCACCACATAGATGCCGCCGGATTCCAGCTGGACGACCGGATCAACGCCGCAGATTTGCGGAGACGTTAACGGTAGCGGGAAGGGTCCACGCGCCTGTGTCATGGGCTTTAGGCCTCGGTTGAATTTCTATGAGATTCCGGTAAGGGCAAGAGCCCAGCCCCCTATATGACCAGAAACTGCAAACCGTCGAATTTGCCGTGGCACTTCGGCTTGACGTTCACGAGTTCAAGAAGGGTGAGAATTGCACTGATGTAGCCAAATTGGTTGTTGGGTAGAGTTGATTCGAAGCCGGTGAAGGTAAAGGCTGCGCGTTCGTGGAGATACAGAGAGAGGTAGTTGGTGTTGATGATATATAATGTACCCTCCGGGCAGTAGGGATCCGCGTAAAACGGAATGCCGGCAATATCCAGTGCCTGGAACGAGCTGTGACCGACGAAGTTGGCTGAAGCATCCAGTCTCTCCCCGGGGTTGATGACGTATCTCTCTTGCGGGGTGAAATCCTGCGCCAACAGGGTCCAGGTTCCGAAACCCATGATGCCGATTTGCGGCATTTCACCAGTGGTTTTGGTCACCTGGGCGATATATTGCAACATCAGATTTCTAGTCGGCGTAACGTTGCCGGCATTATGCACATAGGTGGATTTCCAGAACTGATTCTGCGTTCTGTTAATGCCGCCATAGGTCAACGCAAAAGTGCCGTCATCGATGGCCGCCGGCAGACCGATCATCTGCTGCGTATTGGCGACGTTATTGAACAGGGTAAGCGCGAATGTATCGATGCTGACGTTCGTGGCGTCATTCATCCTTGCGTCAATTAATGGGACTATCGAATAGTCCAATTGCACGAGCCCCTCGAACCCAAGAAAAGGCACCGGCGTACAGAACGCTTTCAAGTTGAATTCCGCGTTCTGGATCCCCGGCATCACCCCCGGCTGGTTGAACGATCCTGAATAATCGACCCACTGCCCCGACACCATCGGGGCACCTTGTACTGGTGCAGTAATCGGCGACAGGCCCCCAGTCGCTACCTGTGCCGCAGACATCAAACACGCCATAAGTGGGGCACTCTTCCAGAGCTGGACGTATACTCTCGGCATGAATGCACGCCTAACTACACTAGTCAGCTCTTGTGCAATCGCACCTTGTGCTGGGATGATTCCCTGGCCAAGTATAGGCAAAGTAGCAACTCCTGAGACTACAACCGGCAGTCTATCTGATATGACGGGACCGTCCCGCTCCAGATATCCGGTTCGAGGTCAGCGACTCGTTGCCCGCGACCATGGCGAGACGACCACAGCTCGAGGTTCTCGGGTCTGTTGTCGTGGCGAATGCCGTTCCTGTGGTGCACCTATCTCCTGAATCCGGACGACAGATTCCGGTTCTTGAATTCACTGATGATGTTGTAGGCCGCGTCCATGGAAGCAGTTCTCGGGTCCGCGGCGAAGTCCTTGAACGCCATCGGCTTGCCGTCCCGTCCGCTGACGGTTGGGAAATCCCACTTGGCGCCCGGCCGCTCGCTCTGCGGCGGCGGCTGGTAGCGCGGATCCGTCTCCGGGTTCTTGGCTGCGTACAGCACTGCCGCGTCATCCCACGGGATGCCGCCCAGCCGGGTGCGCTCCTTGTCGATCTCGCCGATCTGCTCGTCGCTGTAGCGATCGCGCAGTTTGTCGCGCTGCCGCTCGTGTTTTTCCTTTTCCTTCTCGGCGGCGTGGCGCTGGCGCTCCTGGGCAATTTCGTTCTTGAGCTGCTGGAACTGGTTGTGCTGCACGACATCGGGGAACGACGCCCGCGCGCGCTGCGGGTCCACCCTGTTGACGAGCTGGGCCAGTCCGGGGCGAGTTTGTGGGTTATGGCCCAGCTCGTACAGCAGACTTGCCAGATCTGCCTGCTGTTCCACGCTCAGATCGCTCATCGCCGTGACCGCCTTGGTTTGGGGAAGGTCTTTCGCCCGTGCCGGCGCACCATTTTGCGACCACGCCGGGCCATCTCAGTACCTCCTGCCCTTGCGGGCTCTTCTTGCTTTTCGGCTGGCAGGCACCATGACCATTCGACGTCGTCGCGCCATTGCATCATCTCCTTTAGAACGCGCCCTGGATGGCGGTCTTGAGCGTTGCGTAATCTCCCTGCACCTGCGTCGGTGCGGCAGAGCCTTCGAGCAGCACCAGCGATATCGTCGGGTCTGCGGCGTACTGGGTGACCCAGATGACATGGGCGGGATTGACGGCAATGACCTGTCCGCCATTGACTTCGGTGAGTTCAATCAGCGTCATGGGCGGTACGACCTCCGGTCATCGTTCCCACTTCCTTGCGAAGCTTCCGGTCTGCGTGCCCATCCGTTTTTCGAGCTCACGCGCCCGCTCCGAGCGGCCCGGGATCAGCGGCACATCCGGCATCGGATTGACGAACTCGGTGAAGTTCTGCCGCGCGTTCTCGAGCCACGCCGTCGAGCGTTCACCCGGGATCGGGCAACTGCGACCGCTCAAATCGGCCTCCCCCGCACGGCCTGCGGGCCGCCGCGCTCGAGCGTCATCTTGTTGCGGTCCCACTTGCCGCGGGCCGCATCGGTGAAGCCGCCGAACTGCGAGTAGGTTGGCGGGTTTCTAAACTGCCCGTCCTCCATGCTGCGCTTCTGCAGGTTGCTGGTATTGACGCCTTTGGGTTTCAAGTAGTCCTGCGCCATGGCCGACTCCTTATTACTATGTGTCTACTGCGCCCCTTGCGGGAATCCCCCGCCCATTTCCGCCGGTCCCATGCCCGGCGGCGGTGCAGGCGGGGCTCCGCCTGCCCCTCCCGCCATTCCCGCAGGCGCCGACCCGGCAAGGGGTGACGGGGGCGGCTGCGCCATCCGCGCACGCGCGGCGGGATCGAGATCCTGATCGGCGGGTTTTCCGAAGACGCTGTTAAGACTGCGCAATGCGCCCATTACGCCGTTGAATTCCTTGGAGCCGGGGTCGAAGCTGAGCGCCGCCACCTGGATGTTGCGCATGCAGGCGCGGATTTGGGCCACGGCCGCAGCCTTCACCCCTGCTCCCTGTCCCGGACTGACCATCGGTGTTGGTCCCGGCCCGCCCGCCCCGCCGATGGGAGAGCCGGGGAGCCTGGGCTGGCCGCCCATGCCTCCCGGCATCATCATTCCTGGTGTGGGACGCAGCGCCATGCACGGGAAAATACACTTAATACCACGGCTTGCATAGATCAGTTATATCAACACCAGAGATAGCTGCTGTATCTCCTTGCCGCGCATGAAAAAAACCGGCCACGAAGGGCCGGTTAGAGAGCGCGGATATGTGGGGTGGGAACAGGCCTTTAGCGGCGGCCTCGCCGGTGACGCCTGCGGCGTTCCTGGGCATTAGCGAGGAGCTTAGTCCACATCAACATGTGCGTTCCTTTCGGTTGCGGGCACTGCTGGACCCTTGCGCTCCTTATTATACAGGGGGTTGTGCAGGTGAGCAAATGTAGAGAGTATGCGTCTGCGTCTAAGTGTCGGAATTACATCTAACAATGCCAGCGCCGGCAGCAGGCGGGAGCAGTCCTGCTCGGCCTCGCGCAGCGCCCGCTCAAGCTCGGGCAGCGGCCAGTGGCAACGCACCAAAGTCCGCAGGCATCGCAGTTGTGCGATGCGCTCCGCAGGAGCGACATCTTTTCTGAACGGCCCGAAGGCCTCAGCGGTGCCCGCCATGCCCCGCGGCCTTCTTGCCGGTGATGACGGCGATTCTGTCTTCCGGCGGCAGCGACTGCAGCATCTGCGCCTGCTGGCGCTGCTGCATCTGGAGGCCGTGCAGGATAGCGTCCCGATTCGGCGGGTGCAGCATGCGCACCAGCATTTCCTTATCGATGGCCGCCGCCTTGATCAGCACCCCGGCCATTTCCCTGGCATCATCGATGAACAGCGGCGAGTGCGCATGTGCGGACACTTTCATCCGCAGCTGCGTGGCGATCTGCGCCGGCAGGAAGGCCGGCGCCTCCTGCGGGATGATGGGCGTATCATCGTTCTTCATCATCAGCTTGACGCCGACGTCACCGATGCGGGTGAGCGAGGGTTCAAGGGCTAACGCCGCCTTCTTGATTCTCCCTGACCCTGTCCTCGCGGCCTGCTGCGCATGCGCTTTTGACCGAACGCCTTCCGCGCCCTGGCCCATGATAACGTCGGTAAGACCGCTCGCCTCAAGGAAAAACTGACCGATCTCGTTGACTTCAGCAAATAGATCAGGAGGCATCTGCGGATGTAATTCTTCGACTTTGGCGTTTGGCATTTGCTCGAGGATATAACTGTCGGCTTCGCCGAAAGCTGCGAACTTCTCATCGGAGATGCCTGCCATACCGGTCCCGACGCGTGGGGGATACGCCTGACGATCCAGTATGTCGGCGATCTGCTCCATGCGTTCATTGAGCCAGTCCTGCAGTCCGGTGAGCGCATCGATGTGGGCCTCTCCCCAGTAGTAGTTCCACTTCCGGTAGGGGCAGATCCTGGTGAACGGGTGTTCTCCCGGCAAAAACGGATTGCTCTGCGAGATAGTGAAGTCATCATCGCCCGGCGCGTCGGTATCGAACAGCGACACCAGTTCGCCGTCGCCGACGCGTCGGCGGCGTCTGCGGACGCGACGGGATTTCTCTTCCAACAACTTGCGCATCTTTGCACTGCTCATCATCGCCGCGACGGTCCGCTTGGAGTCTGCAATCACAATGTCCGGCTCGATGACGTGAAAGATTCTGTAATCATTGGTCGTGGAGTCCCACGCCCACAGTTCATCGAACAGCACCATGGGATGTTGCGTTCTGGCCTGATAATTGTCTGTCGGTGTGTAGTCTGGATTCACCGATCCGATCATATTGCCTGAGAGGTTCATGCCTCCGGTACCGGCAATAATGAGTCTCGTCAGCATATCCGGGAACGGCATCGGCCGTGCTTCCTGCACGGTCGAGATGCGCTCGATATCGCTGCCGCGGCCGGCGCGAACCAGCCGCTGTACCGCATCGTAGTATTCCAGCGGGTACGTATGGCAGAACGCCTCCTGTGCATCCAGATTCGGAATGTCCTCACGAAACACACCGAATTCAGCCGGCGAGATAAGCGTCGCATATCCTTCCTTGGCGACTTCGTTCCATCCCTGTTTGACATGCATGGTGTTATAGACAAGCGACCACAGGATGCCGTCCATCATCAGGTCATTGAGGCCCCACGCCTGGAAGTCCTCATTGAATTCGTCCTGCAGGGCGATCACCTGGCGCACCACCTGCTCGGGCGCATTGGCCTGGGCGGCGATCTGATAGAACGCATGGTCGGGGCTGTAGAGAAAGCTGCTCACCAGATCGAGGTGGCTCTTGATCCGGTTATACCTGACCGGATCGGACCCTGCGGCGCCGAACAGATAGTAGCGCTCTCGCCGATCGCAGACATGGGATCGGTCCCGCTGCGTTTCCTTGCAGCGCTGGATCAGCCACATCACGCGGGCGCACAAATCATCCCAGTTATCGGGGAAGATCATACATCACCAAGGCCGGCTTCGCCGGCTCCGACACTAGTTGCTTCATGGGGCAGCTCTCAGCAATGGTGCCAGCACCCAGTTAGGGGCAAACGGCTGGCGGTTGGCCCAGTCCTCTGCGACCTTGGCGGACTCGAAGGGACCGTAGAAAGAAAAGCCTTCGTTCACGCTCCCCGTCGCTATGATCCAATCCTGATCGCTCACGGCTTATACGCTTTCCGCATCGTCTTCCAGTTACTTGCCCCGATCTGCGGCCCTGCCTGGAATTGCGGGGTGAGCTGCTTCTCGGCCTCCATCTTGACCTTGAAATCGACCTTAGACCTGCTGGGCTCGCAGGTGGCTCGTCCGCCGGTATGGAATGGTGCGGCAAATCCGGGGGCGAAGTTCAGCACCGGGCCGTCCGCGACCGGCATATCATGTTTGGGCATGGCGCGCCCGAGTGTCCTGCTGGGCGAATTGCCCATGTCGCTCATGCCGTAAGACTTGGCCAATGCCTTCAGGCTGGCATCCAGCGCTTTCGTGGTGCCGACATGTCCTCCTCCCGGCACCCACCCCACCGCGACACAGCCGCAGGCGGGGCAGGCGGGCGCGCCGTCCCATGAGTCGAAGGAGTGCCGGCAGCGTTTGTTCTTACATTGCCACGAGCGAAGGACCATGCTAATCACCCACTGTAGTACCCCATACTACAGCATGATGACTAAGCCGCTGCTGGCCCCTCCACGGCGGCTTATTCTTTTGGGCTGGCCAGCTCCAGCCAATGTCTTATATTCCGTTCCCACGCCCGCCGCATGACCAGCGGATCGGACGACATCTCCTCTTCGAATGTCACTTCCGGAGCGCGTGCCCAGCCTATTCTCTGGAACACTTCGTTTTCAGACGGCGACAGCGATTTGAACCACAATCTGCCGTTCTGGACGCTTGGGCGGAAGTCGCGATTAGCGATCAGCTTGCTGAGCACGCCGTGGCGTTCATCGATTCTTCCGAGGCCTGTGGCTGGTAGTCCGCGGGTGATATTCTGATTGGCGGCCGGTGGCGAAGGTCCGCGCTGCAACAACGGCTCCACGCTGTTCCATCCGATGGCTGGCGGTTCCGCCGCCATCGACATCGGCACGCGCACCGCCGGTCCCGGCACCTGTGGGGCGCCGCCGTAATACTTCCCACTTCCTCTCACTGCCGCCAGCGCATCGTGCAGCGGCTGCGGCAGCAGGGGATGCAGCCAGGAGGGGAGCAGCGGGTCGTCATCATTTGGCAAGTGGCGGCACCTCTTTGAAGCCGATATTCTGGCGGCGCAGGAATCCGGTGATGATTCTGTTCACCTGTGATTCACCGTGGTTCTTTTCGACCACCGCACTATGTTCCTTGGTCATCCGCATGTTCATCAAGCGGGTACGCAACCATTTATTGTACGCCTCCCAGGCGAGTGCGCCGGCGATCACCCGGTCATCCTTGGCGGCGCCTTCGGCCGAAATATATCCACCATCATTGATGATCCTTCTCATTTCCTCCAGCATGGGGACACTGCGGATCTGCACCCTGCCGAGCTCGAAGGCATCCTTGAACCTTGCCATGATCATGGGTTTGAGCTGCTCGCTCATGACCCACTGATACACCATGTCACCGGACCCGACGTTATCAATGCGCTGATAGAAGAAGTGATGCATGCGGTTGAGGCAATTGCGGAGTTCCTGATTATCCGGGGTGGGGGCCATGTGCTGCAGGTCGCGTTTGACCTGTTGCAACTCGGCGAACACCGCCTTGCCGGGTCCGTTCATTTCCAATATCACCCTGCATTCCGTCTGCCCATAGAAGCCGGCCAGGTGAGCGAGCACCCACGCCGTCTGATACATACTCAAGCTGCTACTGGCGAACTCGGCGACCTGCTCCATGCCTTCGGCGAATGCTCTCCACACCTGAATGACGTTTTTGTCCGCGGTATCGCTCGAGCCATAAGCGGGATCGCAAGACAGCACGTAGTATCCGTATCGGCTTGCATGCTGCCACAGCAGGAGCTCGGCATCGCGATACGGATGAGACACGACCTGTATCGTCTCCCACTTATTGCCCATCCTGTACCTGTACTTCATCGCCCCGAAGTGGCGGGCGGCCCGGATGGCTGCCGTGAGGTCGGTGCTGTGGAAGTACTTGGCGCCCGTCGCTTGGAAACAGTCATCCGCCGTCCACGGGACTTCCTGGTCCATGAGCGCTTGGTCGTTCTGTTTCTTTTCGCTGAGATGCCACCTGTACCACGCCAGCTGCTGCAATGAGACATCGTAGCCATATTCCGCCTTCACTGCACGCACGCGCTCGCGTTCCAGCCTGGTAATGGAAGCGTCGGGCATAAAATACTTGTAGAACGGATGATCGGTGGCGAACTGATTGCGCTCATCTCTCCACCAACCAACGAAAATGCAGCGCTTTGTCTTTGAGCGCAGCGCATCCTGCCACTGCTCTTCCCACCAGTTAAAGCCGTTAGCTGTTGTCTCTTGTATGCTCATACGGTGAGGATAGATGGTGGAGGTCGTGGATTCGAATGCAGCAACGTCTTCCTCGTTCCCGTAGAACGCAGCCTCAGTCATATGCACGTAGTTGGAGGCACCCGACCGCCCGAGGCCGCCCTTGCGGTTTTCCTGGGTCCCTGCTATCAAGTAGCGGAACCGAGAGCCATTTTTCCAGGCAATAATGTTACGGTTGTGATGCAACAATTCCGGCTTTAGCCGAACCATCTGGCCACCGATGCGAGCTTTGCGCGGAATCTCATCGTAGAAAATCTCGATCGTGTTCCTCCAATCATCGCGAGCCTGCTCCTGGTGTAGTATGAAGGTTCCAAGCAAACCTTTATGCTCAAATGCCCAGAACACGTCTAAAGCAATAAAAAACGTTGTGCAGCCGCACTGACGATTTTTCAAAATCAGAAAATCTGTTATCCCGTCCGCCTTTCCCTTGCACAGCTCGTCGAGGATATACCATTGGCTGCCGAGCAGCCTGAATGGGACGACACCCATGTCCTTGCTGAGAATCTTCAGCTTGGACACGAATTTCAGGAAGCGCTCGCGCGGGAACGGCGCGACCTGTCCCCGCGAGAGCTTACCGATATCAAACGCGGAATCTGCCGCGGCGTGCATCAGGTGGCCTTGTGAGTGCGTCGGCGATTGACCAGCCATTTTTCAGGCGGCTCTTCAACCGAGGTTGAGCTTAGATATCTTCTCTCCGCTTGAAGTGCTTGCACCACATGCGCGGGTCGATGGCACCCTCCACCATGGTACACACCCCTATCCGATAATGGGCGCACATGCCGCAGCGCTCGGCCGAATTGGATGGCTCGCTGTAATTCGCCTGCTGTTTGGTATCCTTAGCCATCACGGTTTCCCCACAGCCTGCGCAATCGCTCCACTTCCGCCTCCAGCTCCGCCACGCGGGCGCGTTCAGCTTCCAGCATATTGCCGCGAACACTGACTTCCATCTTGAGCCGCTCGTTCTCGGCGCGGAGGTCGGCAGCCTCCGTGCGCAGCCTCTCGACGATGTCGCTCACGGCTTCCTCGCAAATGGCGGCACCTTCCCTCCCTCAGGCGAGCTTCGCTCGCTGGACGTGGTCCGTACCGGATCTGTGTGAGATTCCGGTAAGGACCTGCGGTCCACCGACACTATTTGCCTTTGGCAAATGGCATTGGCGGCATGCCCTCCGTGCCCTTCTCGCGTTCCCTGATCTTATCGACCAGCATCATCCGCTGCTCGTACTCCTGGGCCTGCCGGCGGAAGCGCATCACCTGGCGCTCGGCCACCCTCTCGGCGCGCGTCCTCCTCATCCCGGCCATCTCCTCGAGGATTCGTACCTTGCGCATTGAGTTGTGCTCCGTAAGGCGCGCCATTCTTCGCGCTCATCAAGAGGGCAAGCGCAAGAGCTGCCCGCGCTCTGCCGTCCCACACATCGTTATCCGGCAGTTCCTCGTTCGCCAGTATTGCCATCGCGCGGTCAATCCAGTGATGCAGCCGCTCGATTTCGTCTGCGACCTCCTGTGCGAACTCATGCATGGCGCGCCGCAGGCTGTCGCTCATGTCGCTCATAGCCTCTTTCAGCCTTTCCGCAGCATATCACTTGCCAATCGCAGTTCCCGCCGCAACTCTTCGATCTCAGCGATCGCATCTCTCACGGTGTTCTTATCATCACGCAGGCGTTCGATCTCGTCCGCGGCCTCATTGAACCGGCGAACCACATATTCTTCGCGCATTCCTCTGTCGCCGGCTGCGTAATCTCGCAGAAAGTCAACGATGTCATCGTAGCTCATAGTCCGGTCGTCCGCATGTTTCTCATGCCAGTTGCCTCATTGCGGCGCGGCCGATGAACTCATCACGCTATTTCCGTCAGCAGTGGCGCGTCCTCGTAGATGCGGCGTCGTGCCATCGCAGCATAGTTGGCATTCAGCTCGATGAGGATCGCATTCCGCTGCAATCTGTCCGCCACTAGCCCGGTCGTCCCCGCGCCTGCGAACGGATCGAGCACTGTCCCGCCGCTCCTGCACCCCGCCTTGATGCACGGATCGACCAGCGCCGGCGGAAAGGTCGCAAAGTGCGCCTGCGGGAATGGCGCGGTGGCGATTTCCCATACGCTGCGCTTGTTGACCCGCTCGTAGACGTTCTGCCGCATCTCTAGGAAGCCCTGCTTGGTTCGATGAAGCGGGTACTTGTGTTGGGTGTTCCCGCTCACCCGTAACGCTCCATCCTCCTTTATCGCTTCCGCGTCGTAGTAGTAGCGCGCGCTCTTGCTCATCAGAAACACGTACTCGTGCGCCTTGGTGCAGCGGTCGGTGACCGACTCCGGCATGGGGTTGGGCTTCGCCCAGATGATGTCCTGCCTTAGCCACCAGCCGTCGGCCTGCAGCGCAAAGGCCACCCGCCACGGCATGCCGATGAGGTCCTTCGCCTTCAATCCGTCCCGCGCAGAACGGGAGGCCTCACGCATCGCCACGCTATCGCGCACCGCGGTAAACCTGCGATCCGCCCGCTGACCATTCTTGCCCTGCCAGCCCGGCCCGCCCTCACTGGCGTACGCATCCCCGAGGTTAAGCCACAGCGTCCCCTCCGGCCGCAGCACCCGCCGCACCTCGCGGAATACGTCCACCATCGCCGCCACGTATTCCGCAAAACTGGCTTCCAGCCCCAGCTGGCCGGCCACCCCATAATCCCGCAAGCCCCAGTACGGAGGTGAGGTCACACACGCATCCACAGAAGAGGCTGCCAGCGAAGGCAGTACGCTTCGGCAATCCCCCACCATCACCCGCACGCTCATGGTACACACCCTCCCCACAGTCCTCTGGCAGCCGCTTTCAGCCTTTCCCCACCGTATCACGCACCCATTGCTCGTAGCGGTCCCACAAGCCGGCCTCCCGAATGAACTGCGTCAACCGCCTGTTCTCGTACGCCATCCGTATCCGCTTGATCCGCTCCTCGTCCTGCCGCTCCCGCCTCTCCCGGGCCAGCATGACATGCAGCCTCGCACACTCCTCACACGCAGGCTTCTCATGCCCCTTGGCCGCCTCCTTCAACTCCGCCCGCATCATTCCCATCACCCGCGCATCAGATACCGCCATGGCACACCCCTCCATTCGCTGCCCTAACCCAATGTAGGCCTCATCTGGAGGCCAATCCTCCTCAACAGCCACCCCTACTGACAGGACAGGCCTTCAAAGAGCGCGCCCTTTCTTAAATCTCTGAAGATTTCCTAGGGACGCTCTTTCGTATCCCTCTCCTGTCAGTGTGAGTGCCGTTACCCTCAACCTCGCCTCCCTCAGTGGAGGAACCTCCTTGAGGCTTTCCCAAGAGGAGGGGAGCAAGAGGCTGCCAGTGAGATACTTGGTTACAGTATAACCAATACTCAGCGATAAAACCTCTCATACTAGTTGGAAACTATTTTCTGGGGGGTGAACCGAGGGGGTGACCTTGTCTCCGCCCCCTTGAGGTCCAGGGGCAAGTCGGTACAGAGTGTGCGCGTGCGTATCCTCCCCCCAGGATACACCTCGTCCTTGGCAAGGATGAGGAGAGGCTTAGGAAAGCGCTGTGCCACAGCGCTTTCTGTTATCCTCTCCCGTTGCGCTCCCGTGAGGCGCGTCTCTCGCTCCGGTCCGGAGGACCGAGAGGCAACCTCGGAGGGTCGCCTACCATGGAAAACCGACGTTCTTCCATCCGGCTATCCTTGACACTCCAATACCATCGGCCTCGTGTCACCTCGACCTTGCCTTCCACGATAGCGGCAAGGACTGGTTCAAGAACTGCGACCACTCTTGGAGTGAGGCTATTTCCTCGGCGGGCTTGATAGACGGTTTCGCGTGAGACGCCAGCGAGTTGAGCGATGGTTGCGACTGGGAAGCGCCGGGTACGTTTCCACTGCGGCGAAGTGAGTAGTCTGAGATAGCGGACGACGTCAGCGGCTGCCATTTGAGGCGCCTTTTGAGTTTACGGACGCGGTCGTAATAACCGACGCTGGTCGGTCCGGTTGTTGGTCGTGGCGGGAGTGTACCGCCGGCGAAGTTGCGCGATCCCATTCCTTGGTTTGGTCGGCGCTTCATGAGGTTATACGCCGTCGTCCGTAGCAGTCAAAGGTTGGTCGCGGTGCTGGCGGGATTTTGCGGATAGGTTTGAGTTCTGCCGCGATAGTGCAAAGTTGCCGGATGGGTTTGTCGAAGCGCTCCAGTTTGCCGTTGAAGACGTCGTTGTTGTCGTAGACCGTCATTGGTGTGAGGCGCTTTTGTTTGAGGCGGTGTAGCCGCGCCTTTTTCTTTCGCGTTCGTTTGCGTTGGAGGCCTGGAATATGTCCCTTCGCCGGGAGTCTGAAAGGATTGTCCATAGGCTTTCCCAGGGGAAGGGCAGAATCGGCGCTACACGCAACAGGATTTTTCCATTGTTAGGCAAGCGGCTTACTGATGGGGGTAAAAAGGGAACGGATTTTCAAGAGGTTACAGTTTGCGGTACTTGCTTACATCGTTCCGGTTTCGGTCTCAGTCCTTTAAGGTTAAAGCATCTGAGTCGCTGCCGAGCCTTCTTTCCCTCCCCTCATTTTGCCGTTGACATGGTGCAGTGACTGCACTAGGGTGAGGACGTTGACACATGGAGAGACGAGATGACATTCGACACACTCAGGCACACGGACATCATGAAGCAGGGCTTTGCCAAGCGGTTGCCCAAGGCAAAGACTGGGGCGCGGGCACGGATTGCCGAAATCGTTGCGGTGTTGGAAGGCAAGTGCGGTTACCAGAGTGAGTGGGCGATTGCCGGACTAAAGGAAGAGCTCGCGGTGTTGCGCGCCACATTGCCCCGCGTGTCCTTCCGGTCCGCTGGCGCTGTGCGCCAGCGTTAACCCTGCCGTTCCCGCGGCACACATGGAGAGAGATATGACCAACGGTCAAGATTGCCAAGGTGGCGCGCGACCGCGACCACGAACGAGAAATGGCCGGCAAGGTGCGTGAGTTGCTGCGCAAGGCCAACGTCCGGATTGGCAGCTATTCCGACGACATGGGCTACGAATACGACAAGATGCACATCGGCTTTGCCCGCGCTTGACATGGTGCGGTGCGCGCACCAACATGGTGAGGGGGAAGGTTCCCGCCTTCCCCCTCGTGCCGCATGGCGACACACATGGAGGTAAGCCGCCGTGCAGCGCATCCCCTCAACCATGACGGCCGGCGAACTGCAAGCCTGGCGCGAGAGTTATTCACTCTCGCTCACCACAGGCGCCA